CATGGGACACCACGATGAAGGAATCGACGAGGTTGCAGAAGCAATGGAAAACTTGCTGTCTGACACACCTGGAGACCCTCACATCGCTCCTGACGGTACGAAAACTTACACTCGCACACACAATGGCGTGGCCACAGACCCAAAAGCCTGGGACGTGTCCGTAACGCGAGCACTTTGGATCTGCGACGGATTCCGTCGTTCAGAGTGTGCTCGCTATGGCGGTGCTCCCTTCGGCTTCTGTTATGGCCTCATGAATCTTGCCCTCGCCTCTTCAGCGCACGTTATTGTGCTTGGTAAGGAAATGTTTGCTTTATTCCACTTCGGCATCATGCCGTCCGGATGTCCGTCAACATCACCTTCCAATTCGCACATGCGTTGCATTGCTGCCTCAGAACCATACTGGGTACTTTACCAGCAGGTTGGGATTTCTTTATCCATGGGCGACGATAATCATTCACGCCACCGCGCTGAAGCTATGTTTTGTGAGCTATGGGCTGAACTTGGCCTCCAAATCGATGGAGGCGATATCACACTCGGCCTTGATGATGAGATCGATTTTACCTCTCATCTCTATGATCTCCATTCGCACACCGCTGTTTTCAATAACGGCGAGAAGCTTCTTTTGCGCCTTGCATACGCAGGCGTTCACGCAATCACTTGTGAAATGTCTACTGGCATTCGATTTGCAGTCCGCAACACTCCATGGTTGCGTGTGTTGGTTGATGAGTTCATCCGCTCGGCTCACCCTGAGTGGCTTGATGTCGACCTCACTGGCCCGATGGACTTTCACACCGTATTTTAGTTGGTTTACCCACATCCGTGTTGTACGTTATGTCTCACATAGCGGTTGGTGGGTGGGTTTTGATGTTATTAGGTATTATTACCAATACATAACTTTGTGTTTAACCTACAACACGGCCACACGGCCCACTTAGTTTGCTACACGTTAATTCGCCAGCAAGCTCCAACTCATCTTATCTTATGGCACCTGGTCTCACAGAGAGGCAAAAGGCTGCTCTCAAGAAAGCTCACTATTCTCAGCGTTCTACTTTGCTCGCTCAATATAAGAAGCAGGCTGTTGACAATGCTAAAGGCTCTTGGAAGCCACCAGCGAAACCTCCGGGTGTCAAGAAGCTTCCTCCTCCTCCTCGAAACCAGAACAAGTCAACACCACCCAAGCCTAAAGCTAAAGGGAAATCACGGCCAGCAAGCCGCCCTGGTGACGTATTCAACCCTATGCACCCCGGCACTGTTCCTTCACTACTTAGTGATGGCAAGTCCCTTCCTGTTAAGGGTTTGGTCCGCAATGAACTTACTTTGCAACCTTTGGCTGCGGGTGGTTTCCCACTGATGCTCATTTGCACCAACAATGGTGTTAGTGGTTGCACTACTGCTGAAGTTCATATCAAGCCCACACCTGTTATCACCGTATCTTCTATTAAGACACTTGATGTCGATGCTACTAATGGCGGACCCACCACTGGTCGCGCTATGAAGGTCTCTCTTGGCCTCAGTAATTCTACTCAGCATATGATCCGCGGTGGACGCATTTACGTATCTAATATCGATCAGCGCCTTTCCTTTCCTGTTGCTCCTTCTCTCATGACTGAAGCACAATGGTTAGCATTAGGTGTTAAGTTGTCTGAGGAACCCAACACCATCGCCCGTGAGGGTGAAGAGTTTGGCACTAACCAACATTATGTTGCCCATCCTGTCAATCAAACCTCGTATTCTAACTTTCTTAATTGGAAGAGGTATGCTGACTATAACTCTGGTGTTACCTCTGCACACGATCCTGACGGCTGGTTCTCACACATTGCAGTTTGGCCTGCCATCGTCGATACTTTCAGGGAGCGGCCTATGTCTACAATTATTTTCTTCTTTGAAGTTCCGGCTTCTTTGCAAACATATACTGCAACCGCTCGCGCTACTTATTTCACGCGTTGGCCTCTCAATACCATTTCAGGCCAGAATATGAAAAATCAACCTACTGCTGACTCTGCCGCTATTGTTGCTGCACAGAATGCTGCTGAGGCAGCTGCTGTCATCGCAAAGAACACTGCCGCTGCTGCACTTCTCGCATCTCAGGCAGGTGGTAGCGGTAAAGTTGTTACATAGGAACTCCGGCACACTATACCCCTCGGTTCTGTGAAACAACGCCCTACACGTTCACGTGAGGATGTGATTGGCTTGGCAAAAGCTTATGACAATGTTAACAATGTTCACTACGACCATAAAACCGATACTTTGTTTGTTGCTGGTACCCATCAATGGCTCAACGGTGTTCCTATTCTACAGGACATCTTCAATTCGAGCTCTCATGATATCAATGACAACGATGTTTTGTCGGACTTGACAGTACCGCATGGTCTTGAAAACACCAAACGGTATCGCTCAGCCGAGACAATTTTCAAACTTTATCGGCCCACGCGACTTGTCGGCCATTCACTTGGCGCAGCTATTACCAAGACTATCAGTGACCAGTATTTTTCTGGCGCCCCCAACGAACACTCTACCTATTACGGTGCTCCTTTTTGGATCTCTACTAAGCTGCACCCTTGGGAAGAATCTTATCGCCACAGGGGTGATCC